TTTCGTCGTAGGGGATGCGAACGCCGGTTGCCGGACACTCCAGGGCTTCGCCGTAACGGCTGAGGCGGAAACCCCAGAACGGGCCAAACTGCTTGCCCAGGGTTGTATCTGAGCGATGGTTCAGCCACAGAAAAACCGCCTTCGGCACCGGTTCGCGGCCACGTCGCCAGTAGGCCAGCTGTTGCGCGCTGACGCCGAGTTCGGCGGCCATTTCCTCAATGTCACCAAAACAAAGCGCCCGGTAGAGGTCATCCGGGCGGCAATGGAAGTTCGCAAAAGGCCTAGTCATGATGCAGAAACCGACGCGAGGTATGAGACCTGTGTCAGTTTCTGCTGAGTGTTGCGTAGGAGCGACATGAATCGTGTCACCAGCAAGCGTCTGGTTTGCTTACAAATGGCACGTACAAGATTTGACATAATATAGATTGTCTATATTATGCAAGCCATTGATTTCAATAGCCTTTGCGATCTCAGGATGTGCGAGGAGGGCCGCCCCTGCGACCCATCCTGCGAGCCCAAGGACGCCTAGTTTTTTTCTTAACTCCTCCCAAAATGCACGACGCTCTTCGCTTTTCTCTCGCTCCATTTGCACGGCAGCAATTATTTCCATCCCATCAATTCCTAGCACTTGAGCAACCTTCATGCAGGCGAAATTGTCCATAAGACGCTCGCCCGTCATGTATTGACTCAGCGTATTTCCCTTCAGCATTAGCTCCTTTGCTTTCATGTTCTGACTTTTGTCGCCCATTTTTTCCAGTGCTTCGCGCAGGTAGTCGCCGCTCAGTCTCATGTCATCTCCGTTGCGCTCTCGGTTGAGAGTAGAATATCATGCCCTAACTGCTCTCAAGTGAGATCAATAGTTCGTTAACCAATTTTAGCAGGGAGGTTGCATGTATAGGGTTCACAAGCCACACGCGCCTAAGATAGGGCAGTACCTCAGCCGCCGCCCCTATGCATCGCAGTTCGTGCTCTTCACTTTGGTATCCCGCAGCACGCTGTTCTTCTGGTTTCTGCACAGCGGCAAAGATTCCAAGCTCTACAACTTCCGCCGCGCCAAGTCTCATGCGATCCGCTTGCATGCCTACCTGACAAGTCAGCAACTGAAAAACGTCCAATGTCCTGACTTATCACAAACTGTTGAAATGTCAGTGCCCGCAGATGCCTGGGATTTCGGCCCCTCTGGCGCAGATCTGATTGCCGCCCTAGAGGTCGCCTACCAGGACGCAGACAAACAAATGAGCGTTTGGGCGCTTCAAGTGGCGAATCAGCTTCTGACTCGCCGCCACGGCCACAAACCCGTCTTTCTACTCGGCTACGGACAGGCCCGCGAGACTCGTTGCGAGTGGATGCGCCGGCTGTTCGTGCTGGAAACCCGTTACGGCGTTTACGCCTTTTAACTCGGCCAGTCCCGGCCCTTTACCCCTCACGAGGACTTTTCAATGAACGCACTTTTAGCCGGCTTCACCCATTCCAAGGGCATTGGCAAAGAGTCACAACGCCCATTTGACATTATATCGGCCATCGTCCTGAACCCGGCCGGCAATGTCTCCAAAGACAACTTTTCCAAGCAAGGTTTTGGTTACGAAGCCATGGAAATCCCGGTGACTGAGTCGGCCAAATCGGCATTTGTGTCGCTGACGTACCCCTGCCGCGTAAAGCTGGTCATTGATCACGAAATGTTTGCAGGCAAGCTCAAAGCCGTGATTTCCGGCGTACAGCATCCGGTTCCGCTGGTGGAGCAACAAGTCAAGGGCTCTGCGTAGGATGAATTCGCTTTTTATCGACAGCATCACGATTTCGCAGACGTATCCAGGGCGTTACAACCCGGATACCGGCGAAGTCGAGCCGACTCTGCCACTGGTGGACTCGGGAGTTGTCGGTAAGTGGGGGCGGGACATGGAAACCGGCGAGCTAGTTGAAGATGCAGAATGGGGGCAGTCCTCCAAGCTGTTTATTCGCGGCTCATTTGACAGCCTTGTGGTGATCAAAAGCGACGGTTTCCGTGTTTCCCTCACCGGGAATATTGGCCGCCTGGATCGGGCCGATAACCTGTTTAATCTCGATTGGGACGCCACCATTGCCAAGTGCAATGAGATCCTGGGGCGTTTCCGTTTGCCTCCTTTCACCAAGGGTGAACAGGTGGTAAACGCAAATCCTTCAGCGTACGACCTCCAGCACGGTATCAACTTGATCAAGTGGACCGGTGCAAAGGTTTCAAACTTCCACGTCACAGAAAATCTCGCCACTGGTAGCCCGGAAAACGCGGCTGCTTTTATGGGCTGGGCCTCCACTCAGTCCATGAACAATATCAAGCGGAATCGTACCTGCCCGGAGTCTTGCTCCTGGGGCAGCAAGGCGGGCCGCAAGATGTTCAAGCTGTATATCAAGCACCTTGAAATGCTCGCCCCTGGTCACATGCACGGGCGCTCTAAAACCGAAATCAAAACTGACCCTGTTTATCAATTCGCAAAGGAACAAGGCATTGTGCGGGCAGAGCTTGAGGCAGGTCGCCTTCTGCTGCGTGACAAGAGCCTTCAGTACCTTGGAGACATTACGATGGAAAAAATCGTAGCTCTTTTCCGCTCAGAAACGCAGCCCTTGCTTAACCGCGTCCGCGAGGACATTACCCGCCTGGACATCGAGGGCTTGCCGTCCAAGATCCGCATGACTGCCGCCTGCTACCTGCGCGGCGAGGACGTGCGCCCGCTGCTGTCCCAGGCCACGTTCTACCGCCACGCCAAGCAGTTGCGTGAGTACGGCATCGATATCAATGAACCGTTGGCCAAGTTCGAAAAAATCAATCACGTCATCAAGGTGATTGAGGTTAAGCCCCTCGAGTGCCCTGAATGGTATTGGGCGCATCAGCAGCGGCTGTACGTGGACCGGGTGCGCAAAGAAACCGCCGAGTCGTTGCGCAAGATCGAGCAGCAGGAACGCATGGCCGCCGTCGCGGCGAACGAACAGGCTCCGGCGCTGATGGTCAGCAACGGCAATGTGATCGACGACCCCGACCGCCTGGCGGCCTTTGCTCAGGCGCTGGGCGACTACAAGATTCCGGCGCGTGATGCCTCCGCGCCTCCGCTGGAGTCGGCGCAATTCTCGTCGCCGTCGCAGGGCTATTACCAGGCCTCACGCGGCGGCCGCCAGCCAGGGGAGGGCAGTCATGGCCATTTGCGTCAGCGCTGATGCCGCTGGCCAGCTGCGCACCGTCGCCACGCCGGTCGAGCAGTGCGCCGGGCTGATCATGCTTCAGCCTGGCGATTACCAACAATTTCAGGCTGCCAATGCGCCGTTTGATTACGGCAACGCCTCGGCGATTTGGGCCTTCGCTTTTTCGACTGTTGTCGGCCTCTGGCTGGTCAGTCATTCCATCGGGTTAGTGCTTGGCTTTTTGCGCCGAGCCTGATCCACGCACCGGACGTAATCCGGGATCTACAAGGAAATCCGTGATGTTCAAAAAATCTTTCTCCGTCGCCCTCGCTGTTGTCGCTCCGGTTGCCGCGCTGCTGGCTCCCGCCGTCGCCAAAGCTGCCGCTGCCGGTCCCGATCTGACACCGCTGACCAGCAATATCGACTTCGGCACCGTCAGCACCGCCGTGCTGGCCATCGCGGGCTTGATGGCTGTGGTCTACCTGGCAATCAAGGGCGCAAAAATCGTGCTGAGTATGGTCAAGAGCGCCTAACGCAGCAGGTCAAAAACGAGTTGTTGGACTTCGGGGCGCTTCGGCGTCCCTTTTTTTCGCGAGGATGGAATGTCGATCAATGCGCTTTGGTATCTGTTTATTTTTGCGTTCGGCATGGTCTGCGGCTTCGTCGTCGTCCAGGGATTGCGGGGGCACTGATATGAAACTGTGGAAGCGGATCGTGCTGATTTTTTCGCTGACGTCGGTGCTGTTCCAGCAGCAGGTTTACGCCAGCCCCGCCCTGGCGCTGGCTCCCGTGTTTGAGGGGGTGATTAACCGGGCCGTGGGCAAAGCTGTCGTGATGAACCTGGAGCGCCGGGGCGTGATGTACGCCGCCAATGATGCCGTGTTCGCGCGCACCATGACCTATATCGGCAACGCGGCGAACGATGCCATGTGGGCCAGTACTGCGGTAACGACGATTGCCGCCGTCGCCGGCGCGCCGGTGTGGCTGACCTGCGCCCTGGGCGTGGGAGCGGTAGCCGCCGTGGGGGCCGTCGCCTGGGGCGCGTACAAGCTCACGCAGGAATCCGCCACGGTGCCCGGCCCCAATGGCCAGGAAACGCCCAAGCTGATGCCCAACGGCCAGCCGGAGCCGGCCGCGCTGACGCTGTCCCATGCGACCGCCACCGACACGCCCACCACGCCACAACCGCAGCCGGTGCCCGGCGCGGGAAGTTTTCGGCTTTACCGCAGTCCGCTATGCAATGCCTCGCTCAGCTCCGATTGCGCCGCCCTGCCCGAAGCGGGTCCGGAGTTCCCGCTCTGGACCAAGGCCGTCGGCTCCGCCAATCAAGCCTTGTTCGTGATGTCAGGGGCCGATGCCACGCAGCAGTATCAGGCGAATTTGCTCAGCACGCTATGCAAGCCCAGCTACAACCGGAACAACTGCCGCGTGACCTGGCTGAAGCCGATTGATTATCAGCTGGAGGATCAGCCCGCGCCGCCTGGTTGGCCTGGCCCATGGAATCCATCGCCAAGTAAACGTTGGTACGGCATCTATCGGTTTGAGTACGACCGGGGCGGGCCGACTCAATTCGATGGCGGTACGGTCTATCTCATGCCTAACGAGGCGTACAAACCGCCCACATCGACCACGGGCACCCTTGAAGATGTCGTCAAGTCGCTGACGGACGAGGATCTGAAACAGCCGGTACCGGATGCATTGATTGCCCAGCTGGCGAATCGCCTTTGGCAGCAGGCAGCGGGCAAGCCTGGCTACGATGGCCTGCCATATTCGGCGACCGATCCCATCACGGCGGAGGACATCGCCAAGATGCGCGCCGAGAACGCGGATATCCGCCCGACCTGGGGCGACATGATCAACAGCACGCCGTCCCGCGCGCCTGGCCAGCCGGTGCCGATTTCGCCCAATCCCATCCCGCTGACGCCGCCGACGCCCACCCCGAACCCCACGCCCGATCCCAAACCGAACCCGACGCCGGACCCGAGCCAAAAGCCGGACCTCGGGCCAGATCCGGGCGTAGGCGTGCCGGGCCTGGAGAACATCCCGTCCGCCGCCGAGATCCTGCGGCCGCTGCTGAACCTGTTCCCGGAGCTGCGCAACTTCCGCATGCCGAACCATTCAGGCGAGTGCCCCAAGCCGGTGTTCGACCTGTTCGGCCTATCCATCCAGATGACCACGCACTGCGACCTGGCCGAGGAGAACCGCGCGGCGATCTTCGCCACGATGTCGGTCGTTTGGATGCTGGTCGCGCTGTTCATCATCCTTTCCGCTTGAGGTCGCCATGGCTCCACTTTTCGGCATTTTGGTTTCCGCTCTCAATACCGCGCTGGCGTTCCTGGTGCGCAGCATCATCGTCAAATTCGTGACCTTCTTCGCGATGTTCTTCGTCGTGCATGAGTTCGTCCCGGTCCTTGAATCGTTGCTGCCCAACGGCTACGGCGTGTCGTCCAGCCTGGTCACGCTGACGTCCGGGACTTGGTACTTCCTGGATCTGTGCGCCTTCTCTATCGGCTTCCCGGCGGTGGTCAGCGCCGCCGCGATCCGCTTCATCATCCGCCGCATTCCGATCATCGGATAATCGCCATGCCAATCAATGTCTATACCGGCCTGATGCGATCGGGCAAAAGTTATGAGGTGGTGTCCTCGGTGATCCTGGACGCCATCGCCCAGGGCCGCCGCGTCGTCACCAACGTGGACGGCATCAACAATGAGCGCATCCGCGCCTATCTGGCCGACAAGCGCAAGCTGAAGGATGAGCAGCTGGGCACGGTGTGCCATGTCACCAACGAGGACGTGTTCCGGACAGACTTCTTTCCGTACTACGACGACGCCAAGTCGGCCCACACCGACACCGTGGTGCAGCCGGGCGACCTGGTATGCGTCGATGAGGCCTGGCGCTTCTGGGGCACGGACTGCAAGCTGCTGAAGGAACACAAATCCTTCTTTCTGGAACACGGCCACTTCACCCACCCGGAAACCGGCGTCGCCTGCGATCTGGTGCTGATGATCCAGGACATGGGCACGCTGCACCGCTTCGTCAAAAACGTGGTGGCCTTCAGCTTCCGCACCCATAAGAAAGTCTCCCTCGGGCTGGGCCAGGTCTACAGCATCAACATGTATGAGGGTTGGAAGCAAAACGGCAAAACCTCGACCGGAACCTGGGTCAAGAAGTACAAGCCGGAAATCTTCCCGCTGTACCAGTCGTTCAAGGACGGCGCGCAGGGCAAGACCGTCAATGCCGATGCTCGGCAAAACATCCTGGCCAGTAAAAAACTGTGGGCGCTGGTGGGCGGCATGGTGCTGACGGCGGGCATGTCGGCGCGCTACACCTGGTTGTTCTTCCACCCGAAGCCGAAGGACGAGGCCACTGCCGCGCCCGCAGATCCTGGCAGACCCTCTGCGCCAGGAGCGGCAACGCCTGCGCCCGCCGCGCCTGCCAGTCCCGGCTATTCCGACGCCTGGCGCGTGGTGGGCCGTTACGAGAGCAACGGCACCGCCTGGGTGGTCGTGGCGAATGGGGCAGGGCGGTTACGAGTGGAGTCGCCGTCAGTGTTCAGCAATGACGGACAGGCGACCGTCGGCATGATTGATGGGCAGAAAGTGACGGTATGGACCGGCTCTCCTGCAGCTGGGGCGCTTACTGGAGATCCGCGCAAATGAAACAGTGGTTGCTGATGTGCTTCATCCTCTTGGCCAGCGCGACGCGCGCGGCGGACCTGCCGACGAAGGCGGTCAAGTTTGACTTTCAGGGGGTGCCGGTCTCCCAGGTCGTCCAGCTGGTCTACACGGACGCCTTGAAGTCGGGCTATGTGCTCGATCCCAAGGTGTTGCAGGATACCCGCGTCGTGTCGTTCCGCTTCGACGGCAAAGGCGATTTGCGGGCCTTCTGGCGCGCGTTCATGGATAGCTTGGGCTATCAGGTGGACAGCCGCGCCGGCATCGACTTTGTTCAGGCCAAGCCGGAGGCCCAGGCGCTGGCGGGCGAGGTGTTTGTCTACCGCCCCAAATATCGCGATGTCAGCTACTTGGCGGATCTGCTGGGGCCATTCGTCAAAGGCTCGTTCGCGGCCAATCGCACCATTGCCGTTCCACCTGAACAGCGCTCGGACAAACCGGCGCCCCAAGGCTCAGCCGCGGCACTGCTCGATAAGGCCGGCTCCGATGTGCTGCTGTTCCAGGGCGACAAGACCGACATCCAGCGGCTCAAGCAAATCCTGCCCCAGCTGGACACGCCAGCGGGGCAAGTGATGGTCCGCAGCCTGGTATACGAGGTGAATACCGGGCGGAAGGAGGGCAGCGCCTTCGACCTGCTGCTGTCCGTCCTGGGCGGCAAGCTGTCGGTAGGGCTGAACACCTCGGCGAACCAGCAGGACAGCTTCATTCGCTTCAAGTCCGGGACGGTTGACGCCGTGTTCAGCGCCTTGGCCGGCGACAGCCGGTTCAAGGTGGTGACCAATAGCCGGCTCCTGGTCAACTCTGGCCAGATGGCGCATTTGTCGGTCGGCCAGGACGTGCCGACGGTGTCGTCAATCTCTTACCCGAACGGCGGCAGCACGCCGGTTCAGTCGATTGAATACCGCTCTTCGGGCGTCATCTTCGACCTGACGCCGAATGTTCGCCCTGGTGGCGTCGATATGCGGGTGCGCCAGCAGATCAGCGACTTTGCCAAGACAGAAACCGGGGTGGACAACAGCCCGACGCTGACCAAGCGCGAACTCTCGACCTCGGTCGCGGTAGCGGATGGCGAAATGGTGTTCCTGGGCGGCTTGCAACAGAACAAGGAGGAGGGCAGACGCAAGGGGTTCAGCTTCCTGCCGCGCGCCCTGGACAGCGCCTCCTCGGATGCCAGCAGCAGCGAAATCGTGATGCTGTTGCAGGTCAGCACGCAAGGCCGGGGCGGATAAGCGCCCAGCAGCCGCCCGCCCGCAGCGGCAGCGAGGACGGACGGACTGCGGGGCGGGAAGCCGCCGGGCCACATCGAGCGGGCATGCCCCACATCGTCGCGCCGAAGCGCGCGTTAGAACCTCTCCTGCCTGTCAATATCCAAACCGGAAGCCGCACGCGGAGCACAGCCATAGGCGAGCACCGAACGGGTGAGGATTTGCGTTATTGACGGGCCTGCCCACGTAAAGACCCTCCACGGCAAGGCCGGGGGATGTTGGCTTGCCAAACATCCCCAGGGCATGCCGCCCGGCGAGGGCGCTTTTGACTTCCCTTGGACGAGATCCGCACCAACGGTCAGCAGACAGTTTGTGCGGACTTGGTTTAGCATTTCCTGAAATTTAACGGAGTGAACGCATGCGGATGTTGAGTAATTTCGTGGCGCTGGCGGGCTTGCTGCTGGCAGGTTGCAGCAGTGCCGGCACGTCGCAGGATGATGTTTTTACCGATGATGCTAGAGCCTTGGGCATCGTCCTGGTCAACCATACAGATCGCTACGTTTCCCAGGCCTATGTCGGCAAATTTTGGGCGGCGAATATTGGCAAGCGGTATGAGGATGGTTCACCGCGCGGCGGGAATTCTTCCGTCTGCTGCTATTCAGGCGTAACCGATTGGCGAAAGCCGGTTCGAGTGGCTTGGACGTGGGGGCGCGAGGAAGAGCCCGGCGTAGCCAATAAGAATGGCACTTACACACCTGGCAAAATTATTCTTCCCGATGAAAGGCATGAGGTGATGGCCAAATTGCCGCAACGCTTCCCGCTAGATAGCCCGGATCGATTTAAACAAGAGACCGCGCTTTGTGTGATTTTTAGAGACTTGAATACTGTCGATTTGGCGTATTCCGTTGGCGGGTTTGATTGCGATAAAAAATAAGGATCTTTAATGAGCTTGCGGCAATCTGGAAATTACATCGAAGATAATATCCTGAATGAAGCGGCAAAGAAGGCCAGGATAGATCGTTACGAAAAAGAGCGCGGCGAATGCAAAAGCATAATGGACAGAATCCGGTGCCGGCTATGCGTCAAGATCAGTATTTACTTCGATGGAACCGGAAACAATCTATACGACCAGCAAGCAAAACCGCCGGAGAAACAGGCCATATCCAACATCGGAAGGTTGTATCTTGCGAGCATAGACGATAAAAGCCAGGATGCTTTTCGTGTTTATGTTCCTGGCGTTGGTACAAGCTTTCGTTCTGAGTTTTCTGGCGTGGGAGAAGACAAAGGGGGTAAGCTGGGCCTGGCATTTGGCAAGGGTGGCGAAATGCGCCTGGCGCATGGCTTGCGGGCTGTAACGGATATCCTTGATATTAAATATGGCGATGGTGCCATGAAACATATCCCGGTTATTCAGGTGGATGTGTTTGGCTTTTCGCGCGGTGCCACTCTGGCGCGGGCTTTTGTGCTTCTCTTGCTCAAAGAGCAATGCCGAATATTGGATGACGGCTCCGTGGAGTGGAAATCACACTTTGGCAAGTGGGTGCCGCTGGAAATAAATTTCTTAGGCATATTTGACACGGTCGCTTCGGTGGGTGGGCCGGGCTTGCATGCCGGCTGGGCATCCGATTTGCGCATTCCGCCCCAGGTGAAGCGCTGCGTGCATTTGGTGTCTGCGCATGAGGTGAGGCGGGCATTTCCCCTGGACTCGATTGCACATGATGGTGCGTATCCCAACAATAGCGAGGAAGTCGTTTATCCAGGCGTGCATTCGGATGTGGGCGGGGGGTATTACCCGAACGAGCAAGGCCGAAGTAATGATTTAGCTAAAATCCCGCTTAGGGAAATGTATCTTGAAGCAATTAAGGCAGGGGTGCCGCTTCTCTCTTTAAAAGAAATAGACCCAAAAGTACGGCCTGAATTTTATCTGAGCGATGACTCATGCGTTGATTCATATCTCGCATACCGGGAAGCGCTGACGAACTCCGGTGGCGACCTGATTAATCAGATTCAGGCTCACCGCAGCCCCTTGTTCCGATGGCGGGGCGAGCTGGCCAGGCGCAACGACATGATTGCACTGATTTCCGGCCTGGAGGCCAAGGCAGACTGTGCCGCCTGCCAGGCTGCGCCGGCCACAAAGCCGCAAGTCAAATTTAGTGACAACCGGCAATGGAAGGACACGGTGCCCGAGGATGCGACAGAGCAAGGCAAGCAGCTTGTCACGGAGCAAAAGCGGCTGATCCGGCGCATTGAGTTCATGCGCTC